GAACCAGAAGGAGAAGTTCCTTACACAGGCTATGATGATCAAAATAGTAAGAAGGTAAAACTTAGTCAGGCAATATCAGAAGAAGTTCGTCGTATGCATGAGGTTGGATCCTTTTCTTTAGGAGTCACCGATAAACAAGGACATACAACCATTCGTCGTGAATCAAAACATTTTTATCGTTTTGTGAGAGGTGGAGATGATCGTCTCAACCAAATTCGTCGTGAAACAATGTTCATTAATATTCTTGAAGGTTTACATCCACTTGAAGCAGAGATTGTTGTTCTTGTAAAAGATGGTAAACTTGAGAGTAAATATAATATAAGTAAAGAAGTCGTATCAATTGCGTATCCTGATATAGTATGGGGTGACGCATAATGACAAAAACAGAAACTAAAAAGAAAGAAGTGTCTGAACCAAAACTAGATGGATCAAAATATTCATGTCAAGTGATTCTTGAAAAGTGCACACTTGAGCAGGCTAATGATAGGTCGTTGCCAACTGATGCAAGACTCATTCGTTATAAGGTTGATGGTCAAGAATATCTTGACGTAACGAGATCCGCAAAGGCAGCAAATATATTTGACTTATATTTTGATACTTATGGCATGGGTGCTTTACAATCGATTGATTATGGTAAAGGAACTATCTCACCCGGTCAGTGGGGTTATGTATCGTCAACCGATAGTAAAAAGAAAAAGCGAAGATAGTTTCAAAATATGGCGAAAAAATACTCGGGCCATTTTTTGAACCGTAGGGTTTTTTAAAAATGCAAGTCTTTAACGTATTTCCTACGACGATTTATGTCGGGGAAATGACTAAACATGATCAATATAAGAAAAATTTTTATGATGTGTACCATAAATTTGATTATGAGGAAGATGATGTAAATAAGACTGTGAGTGAAAACACAGGTAATCCAATAATACATCATGAGGAGTGTTTAGAGGATTTATTTTCTGAGATTATATTTCATATTAGTAAATATACATTAGATGTCTTAAAATACAAAAATATATTTGATTACGTTATCACTAAAACATGGTTGTCTAGAACAAGGTCAGATGAAAAGTCGATCCCTTGGCATATACATGCATGTGCACATATTTCATTTGTATATTATTTAAATACTCCTCAAAAATCACATAAAATTAAATTCATGAATCCTCACCACAAAAATAGTTTGTGGCTTGGTAATAAAGAGGGTAAATATGATCATTTAAAGATGATTGAAGAACATAATGAAGTAAATGCAGAAACATTCTTTATACACCCACCAGAAGGGCATGTGGTATTATTTCCAAGCACACTACAACACAGTACAGAGGCTATTCAAGGATTTATTGGTGAAAGACTTGCGATTGTTGGTGATGTAACTTGTGTTCTTAAGAAAGAATATCTTCAATTTTCAACAGGTTTTATAAATCCAGAATATTGGAAAATATATCAAGGGTAACAAAAATTTAGTATTTAGATTAAAAATAGTTTAAATTTAGTTAAAATTAAAAATTTAATAAAATTGTAACAAAAATTACAAATAAACTTGCCTATATAGTCTGAATGTGTTAAAATAAACACATCGTTCATCCAAATGATAGAACTCGCACTACTGGCATCACTTCTAGTTGAACATAATGCTTCCCACTGGGAAATGTCTTGTTCAGATTGGAATCAAAAAAGAATTGAGATACTTAGCGATAAGAATCTTAACTCTGATGCTCATGAGTATCTTATAGATTACCTTCGTACGAAAGTCGATGGTGAGTGCGATACTTTCATCATTGGACGCAAGTAAGCCGACTCGGAACGGGTTCGTTCATCCTTATGTACCACATTCTTCTTAGTCTAATAGCGATTGGAGCACCACTTGATTGTGAGCATGCTTCTGAACTGATAGACTCTGCAAGAAATAATCCTGATAAATCTGAGCAATTGGAAATAGTAAGGGTTGTTATTGCACATACAGATCCAATGTGTTTTAAGGACGCAAAAGCCGACTGAAGGAACGGGAACACGGATCACCCTCACGGGTTAAAGGTGTAAAAATCCAATTACTTTAGGAGAAACCAAATGGCAAAAGTCACTTATCGTGGTGTCGCATATGACACCGAAACTCGCGTTCAAGAGCAAAAAACTCAAGAACCACAGCAACTCGTTTACAGAGGTATTCCTGTAAAAGGAGGCAAGTAAGATGTTAGTAGTCTCAGAAATCTTACTCGCAAGCGTAGTTTTCTTGGCACTCATCTACGCTGAAGCAAAATTACTGTACAATTATAAATAATTGTTACAGGAGGTAAATACAAATGTTACATATATCTTGGGAACCCCCAGAAGTCCCAGATTATGATCCCGATGTTCACGATCCAGAGAAAGTATTTGCTCTTCTCTGTTATCGAGGTGTGCATTACGCGAAATGGGTTTACCTGAATATATTTCCCATGAAGTCATGGGATTTACATAATCCAAGAAAAGGGGGTTGACACCCTCTTTTTTTATGCTATAGTATATTTGTTGGACGCAACATGGGAGTGACTGAATAAACTTACTGGCAACCGCTGGTTAAGGTGATGAGACACAGGTGGTGCTGCTGCTCGCAAGGGTAGAACCGATCAACCAATCGGGTCTCAGGCTGTAACGTATTTACTACTGTAGTAATGCCCGTTACTTGTTGGTACACAGGAATCCAACCTCCCTCTTACTAAATAATAAGTAAAGAGTTATGAGAAAGCAAAAACTTAAATCACTTTTACACGATTTAGAAATTCTTGTTGATTCTTTAAAAACTGAAATATACTCTGACACCAAGGCATATACATCAGGCACCGATGTTGGTGCTTACTACCAAGACGATGATGACGACGATGGGTATGCGGACTAATTCAAGAACTAAAAAACTTGTAAAATTATTAGAAATGTTTATTGCTCAAGAATATCTCTACACTGAAGAGCAAATAATCGAAATGAAAAAACAACTTCGTGTCGTGAAGGAAGAAATGAATAATCTAAATATTAAACTCAAGAGAGGTTTTGGTTCATGACCGTAAAACTAGTAAGTGTTTCTCCTGATGCGGAGAAGACTATGGCTTATATTGCTAGAGTCTCAAATCCAAATAATCAGGATAATGAAAAGTTTGCAGGACTTCTTCGATACTGCATACAACATAATCATTGGTCTGTTTTTGAACAGTCTTCAATGACATTAGAAATAGAAACTACGAGAGCAATTGCAGCACAGATATTAAGACATCGTTCTTTTACATTTCAAGAGTTTTCGCAAAGATATGCACAAAGTAATGAATTAGGAAATATTCAATTACCAGAATTAAGAAGGCAAGATAAAAAGAATCGTCAAAATAGCATAGATGATTTAGATCCATTTATACAACAGAAACTAGAGGCACAGATGATTACTTTATTCAGTTCTGCCCAAGCATTGTATAATCAAATGATCGAGGAGGGAGTTGCAAAAGAGTGTGCTAGAATGGTTTTACCATTGTGTACACCAACGAGAATTTACATGACAGGTTCTTGTCGTTCTTGGATACATTACATTGATCTGAGATCTGCACATGGAACACAGAAAGAGCATATGGACATCGCTGAAGCATGTCGATCTGTCTTTATTGAACAGTTTCCTATCGTATCACAAGCCCTTCAGTGGGTCTAAATAACTACATCTATCATTAAATTATGGCGACCTATCCAGTAGTACACACAGAAACAGGAGAGAGAAAGGAAGTCTCTATGAGTGTTCATGATTGGGATCAGTGGTGTACTGATAATCCTGATTGGTCAAGAGATTACTCTGATCCATCTACTGTGCCCGGAGTTGGGGAAGTGGGAGAGTGGAGAGATAAATTAAGAAAGAAAAATCCCGGATGGAATGAGGTATTAGAAAAAACAAGAAAATCTATTCCCCATAATCGTAGAAATGATCCGAATCTAGTTCAAAAATTATAATGCCAAGAAAAAAGAGAACCTCCGATCAACCGATTGGGGTTGGTTTGACCGCGAAACAATTTAAAAGAAAGAAACCTGTAAATGCAGACTATCTTATTGATGTTGATCCACTCACCGATAATCAAAAAAAATTGTTTGAATCCTATAAGCACAAACATGTTGTCGCTTATGGTGCTGCAGGTACAGGAAAGACATTTATAACGCTCTACAACGCTTTGGTAGATGTTCTTGATGAAACTTCACCTTATGAGAGAATATATCTTGTGAGGTCACTGGTTGCTTGTAGAGAGATAGGATTTCTTCCCGGAGATCATGAAGACAAAGCTGATATATATCAAATACCATACAAAAATATGGTAAAATATATGTTCCAGATGCCATCAGATGCAGACTTTGAAATGCTCTATGGTAATCTCAAGGCTCAAGAAACAATTAAGTTCTGGAGCACCTCATTTTTGAGGGGAACAACACTTGATAATTGTATTGTTATAGTTGATGAATTTCAAAACTTGAATTTTCATGAATTAGATAGTATAATAACAAGAGTTGGTGAAAATAGTAAAATTTGTTTTTGCGGTGACGCATCTCAAACAGATTTGCAAAAGACCAATGAAAAAAATGGAATCATGGATTTCCTAAAGATAGTTCGGACAATGCCATCATTCGATATAATTGAATTTGGTATTGATGATATAGTTCGATCCGGACTTGTCAAAGAATATATTATTGCGAAAATGCAGTTAGGTATGTAATGTTTAATCATGTAGAACTTGATCTTCCAAAACTTTCGAGAGAAACAATTGATGGAGTTCGTTACTATTCTGTACCTGATGAGGATGAACTACTTAAGTTAGTTTCAATCACATCAGTTACAAGTCACTTTAATAAAGAAATCTTTGTTAATTGGCGAAAGAAGGTTGGTGATGAAAAAGCAGATCGTATCACAAAGGCTGCAACGACTCGCGGTACAGACTATCATACACTTACAGAATATTATCTGAAGAATGATAATTTACCAGAAGTGAAACCTATCTCTGAGTTCTTATTTAAGATTTCAAAATCCACACTTGGAAAGATAGATAATATTCACTCATTAGAAGGTTCACTTTATAGCAAGCAACTTGGTATAGCAGGAACTGTTGACTGTATCGCAGAGTATAACGGAGAGTTATCAATAATTGACTTTAAAACCGCAGCAAAACCAAAACCGAGAGACTGGATCGAACATTATTTTGTTCAGGCTATGGCATATGGTTGTATGCTTTATGAATTGACGGGTATATCTGTTAAAAAGTTAGTAATTATTATGTCATGTGAAAACGGAGAATGTATTGTCTATGAAGAATACGACAAAGCAAAGTACATCAAACTACTCGGAGAATATATTAGAAAGTTTGTTCAAGATAAACTGGAGCTCTATGGAACCCAACAAAGAACTTGAGAAGGCCATTGAGAAGAAGTTTCTGACACCTCAGAAGTTTGCTATCGAAATTGAAAAAATAGTTGCGGAAGAACAATTCAATTATATTGATGCGATCTGTCACTATTGCGAAAGTAACAATCTTGAGATAGAATCAGTAACGAAACTCATTTCCAAATCACTCAAGGAAAGACTAAAGTGGGATGCAACTCGTCTCAACTTTATGAAAAAAACAACTCGTGCTAGACTACCTTTGTAATGCAAG